TTGTTTGTTGGGCAGGAGCCCCCTACTACGGTCTGGCCAAAGAGCGCGAGGGGGCTCCTCTATCTCTCCCCCGCCGTTCTTGTCCAAATTCCTTTAAATTACCATAGATTTTTTTGTCCGCGCTCATATATTTATTGTTTTTATAATGACCCTTCTTAATCGAAAATAAGAATGTACCAACTCCTCCTAGTGCTCCAGGTACAGTTGAGAAGATGACGATTGGTGCCAATTCTTCCAGTAAGTTCATTTATTTTCTACCACCTGAACCCTTTGAATCAAAACCTCAGATAGAAAGCCAAAATTCTTTCTATACTAAGTCTTCCATCCTGTCATTTTAGACAATTTAAGCGTGTTTTGAATATTCTTCTAAATAAACAAATACTGTCGAAATCGCAGTATTTGGTTTTTTCAGTAGCCTTTTTCTGACTTGACAGAAAATTCTGTTTTATCGACTTCCTCGTGTAAGGTATTAGCCGCCTGATAAACAATCCTTGCGTTACGGGCTGCGCCCTGGAAATATCTTTCGAAAGCCTTGCTAGTGCTATGCAAAGTGCCTGCCCTAATCTGCTCAGGGGATAGCTTCTCCCCCAATGCAGTTACAGTGCTATGACGAGTGCCGCCGTAAAGATCCACATCCTTCACCCCCAGTATATCACACGCCCTTTTCCACCACTTCCAGAGGTAGCGGCTGCCGAACGGCTCCCCTGCCCTGCAGCCCTTGATTCCGGCCGGGTGGCGGAAGAAACGCAGCTCCGGGAGGCCCTCGGGGAGCCGCGCCAGGAGCTCGCGGTCCTCGTCCAGGAGGAAGATGATCTTGGGCCGTTTCTCCTTCGGGTGCGGGAACACCAGGAACCCTTCGCGGCGGTTGATGTGGCCTTCCCTGAGGCTCAGGAGTTCGCCGGGTCGGACGCCGATGTAGATCGAGAGCCAGCGGATCCCGATCCAGACCTTGGGGTTTATGGGCTCCGAGAGCTCGCGGATCTTTGCGATGATGGACTGCTGGGTGGGGATGTCGATGATGTTGCGCCAGCCGAGCTCGAAGTCGACCGCGGGGAATTCGGGCATTTTGTGGGACCGGATGATCCTGCGTTTGACGAGCCAGGTCCATAGGTCGTGCAGGCAGGAGCGCATATTGGCGCGGGTTTTCTGGCTGACGGGCTGGGCGAGAAGGAAGTCCTCGATCTCGGCGTAGCCCAGGGTCTTGACGTTGCGGTCGACCCAGGCGGCTTTGGCGCGCGCGAGGTAATTCTTGAGATTGGCGAAGGAGCGCGGGCGGACGGTCTGGGCCTTGTGCTTGAGGTACTGATCGGCGAGGTTTGAAAAGGACAGCGGTTTGTCGCCGGCGTAGTCGCGTGGGTCGAAGGTGCCCTTGTCGGTTTCGTAGCGCAGGCCGGTCAGGAACCGCTCGGCGTCCGGCAGGTCCCGGAACCACTTGGAGACGTCCCGGCCGAACCTGACGACATACCCGTCCCGCGTAGGGTAGATCCTCCCTTTCATGCAGAGCGCCCTCCCCGCCCGTCTATGGGGGAAAGCACTATCGGTTTTCGCGAAGGTTTGCAAGCGGTTTAGCCGGTTTCCGTTGCCGGAGCGATCAAAATTTGGTAAAGTCCAAGCACTTTTGCGCACTTCGGCGCATGATCATTGGAGATTCACCATGCAAAGCTTTTGCCCCCACTGCGGGAGCGACGTCACCAGGGCACTTTTGGACCATTACATCGCGATCGCCTTCGGAAGCGACGGCTTCCGTTTCAACTGCCCCAAGTGCAACCAAGTCATGCAGGCCTCGGTCCGGATCAGTTTCGAGACCAGAAGGCTCCCGTCTCCCGTCCGGCCGGGATCCTGATCCGGACCGGTTCCCAATCCGCCCCCGGTCAGCGGCCCATCGCCTGCTCCATGTACTCGATCATGGCCTGGCACTCCTCCGGAGTGCGCGGGCCCTGCCCCTTGAGGACCTCGGCTTTCGCCTCCTCATAGAGCGCCCGGTCGCTGCGGTGCAGATCGCACAGGTGCGCGTACTCCTCGGATTCCAGGACTGCCCGGATCGACGGGGGATCTCCGTTTTCACCCGGCGCCGGCGCCTCGGGATCCAGGGGCTGCTGGTCCGCCGCGTCGGGGCTTTTGGCCGCCTTCGTCTTGCGGCCGCGCTGCGGCTTTTCCGCCTCGGGCTCGGCCGGCGCCTGCTTCTTTTTCCAGGAGACGAAGGTTTCGATGAAGCCGTCCGCGTCGGCGTTGGCGGCGCGGATCACGTCCGGAACACTTGAGCGGTTCGCCTGGGCGGTGGCCGCGATGAACCGGTCCAGGTGCGGGTCGTCGAGGTACTTCCCGAAGCGCTCCGGGGAGAGCTCCACCGGGGCCTCGGCCTGCTGCTCCTGCGGCTCCGGGGAGATGTCGATCGGCTCATCGTGCAGACCGGCGGAAAGCTCTTCCTGGAGGTAAAGCCCCTGGATCTGCTCCGGCCACAGGCGGCGCAGGCCCTGGGCCTCGGCCACCTTGGCGATCATGGTGGGCTGGTTCTCCGGAGCCCAGAAGCGGGTCGTGTTGCCCTCCCTGGTTTTCTTGACGTAGCCGTTCAGGTTTACCTCAAGGCGGAAGGGCTCCTCCCAGCCCTTGGGCTTGCCCTCGAACCAGCCGCCGAGCAGCTTCTCGCCCTCGAGGATCAGCCCGTTGGAGTAGCGCAGCGCGCCGTCCCGCTTTTGAACGACGATCCCGCTCTTCCAGCCGACGCAGTCCGCGGACTTTCTGGCCTGGAAGCGCAGCTTGTCGACCGAGACGATGATGGCGGCCGGATCCGGCGTGTACTTGACGAGGTAGCAGTCCTTGTTGAACGGGTTCAGGCCGCGGGCGCGGCAGATGTGCATGAAAAAGACGATCTCCTGGTCGGTCACCAGCTCGCTTTTCCCGTGGACGAGGTACTGACGGACCATGGCCGGGGTGAGCCGCACGCTCTGGCCCGCGACCGAGTATTCGATGGCCCTTTCGACCGGAAGGTTCGACTGGTATCTGGCTTGGGTTTCGCTCATGGCTTTCCTCCTCAGATTCTGGTGCGGGCCTGCATCCGCTCGAAGATGCGAAGGCCCGGAATTTCGCGCACGCCGGCGCGGATCGACTCCATGACGGCCGCCCGGTTGGTGGGATCCGGGATCAGGTAGCGGGCCGGCACCTGCGAGGCGTTTATGACCTCGTAATCCCAGGCCGCCACGTAGCTCGTGGTGCCGGTCTCGGTCCGGACGGGCTCGCGCTTGTCGGGCAGGACCGGGACGACGACGGTCACCGGCTCGATACCGGCCTTCTTCGCGCGCCGGTCCATTTCCTTCTGGAGCCGTGCCGCCTCTTCCTGGGCGCGCTTTTCGGCCTCACGGCGCTCGAGCTCCTTCTGGTAGCCGAAGGCCTCGAGCTTGCGCTTGACCTGGGCGATGATCGCATCGAGGTCCTTGCGGAATGGCAGGGTGAAGTTCTGGACCGCCTTGACGAAGCGCTGCGGCTCCTCGATGATCTGCTTCTGCTTCTCCTCGATCTGTTTGAGCAGTCCGCGGGCCTGGGCGGTCATTTCCGCACCGCGCCGCTCGCTGTCGCCGTCCAGGACCTCAAGCTCCGAGACCTCCGCGTTCATCGCCTGGATCGCGCTCCGGAATTGCATGAGCACGTGCTTGGCGCGGTCGAGCGGAGTGACGCCGCGCTCGAATGCCGGCGCGTGGTGTTCGGCTTCCGCCTCAGGGTTCAATGCCGCCGAAAAATCGATCATCGTCTGCCTCCTTGTGGTTCAGTTGTGGGTGAAATAGCGGACCGCGTTCAGCGCGCTCAGAAAGGCCGCGAAGTCGCGGTCGGAGTGCCGGTAGAGGATCGCTTTCGCCATCTTCCCGTCCGGGCGCGGCTGGACCGCCATCCCGAGCCACTGGCGCGAATAGGCCCGGTAGTGCATGTCGGCCAGGTGGCGGTAGGCCGCGATCTGGCTTTTCCAGATCGGGGATTCGACGGCCGGGGTCTTCCAGTCCACCACCGCGTGGATGCCGCCCGGCAGGCGGCAGATCAGGTCCGGGTGGCCGACGAAACCAAGCGCCGGGTCCGCCAGCTCGGGTTCGATGTCAATGGCATGGCCGCCGAACTCGTCGATCCAGGCGCAAAGGCTTCGCCAGTAGCCTTCATCCTCGGGCAGGAGCTGCACCACCCGGAAGGTGCCGCCGATCCGAGCCGCGGCCGCGGCGTGGAGGCGGTTTCCCCTGGCGGCGGCCGCCTCGAGGGTTGCGGGCGGGATGCGTGAGTAGTCCGAAAACGGCTTCAAGGCCCGGGTGACGGAGATCAGTTTCATCCCGGGGGCGATGCTTGCCGGGGCTCGGCTCATGACGGTCCTCCAGTTTGGCGCACCTCGGGTATTGAGGGCGCACCCGTCCTGTCGAAATGGAACTGGGGTTCTCTATTCTGCTCTGCCCGGCGAGGGGTTATCGGCCTTTTGCCAGCCCTGCGCGCCCGAGAGCGGTGGGACTCACGGCTCCGCCTGCCCACCTGAGGCCCTACTTGCCGCCGCAACCGCTACGCGAGAGGGGAAGCTTTTGGGCCGATGGACTTATTTTCACACAGCGTGAACTTCGTGTCAAGATAAAAGTTAACTCTGTGTGAACTTAATCTGGCGATCAGTTAATGGACTGCTCGGAGGGGAATGATCCTGGGGCTTTGTCGAACGCTTTTGGGATTGAAGTTGGCGGGATCGCTGTTTCGTTTATAAAAACCGCATCCGCAGAACAGGTCTGCGAAATCAATACCTAATTCGTTTACAATGGCGGCCAGGAGTTTTTGGGTGAAGGGCCGCTTTCCATTCTCAAGCATTGAAATTTGACCCTTTGTTGTTCCCGCCAAGCGCGCAAGCTGGTCCAGTGTAAGGCCCTTTTCCTGCCGCGCTCTCTTCAAGTTTTTCCGCCATCGCTTGTCATCTGCCATAGTTCACGTCCTGAAAATTTCTCTTGATATTTATGTTGACACTGTGTAAACTAATATCATGAACGCCCTCGCTGAATTCGTGACAAAATCCGGAATGAGGCAGGCTGAGCTTGCCGCTCAAGCCAAATGCAGCCGAAGCCTCATCAGCATGGTCCTGCGTGGCAGCAGGTATCCATCTCCTGCGCTGGCGGTGAGGATCAGCAGAATTACCGGAGTGCCATTAGCGAGTCTTGTTTCGCCAGCTAACCAACGAATTTTGGCTGAAATTCAAGAAGCCGCTTGATTCAATCTTTCGTTGTTTTCGGGGCGTCGACGACCTCCTCCAGGACGATGCCCAGGGCGCTGGAAAAGGATCGCATGGCTTCAATGCTGAAAGGAATGGCAACCCTGACGTTTCCCGGCTGGCCGACAAACCGGAACGTCACGGCCTTCAGATCCGGATGGAATTCGGTCGATTCGAATTTAGCAAGGAGTGGGAGCCGCAGTTCCTCCATCATGGGTGAATCCTCGGATACTTCGTCCATAGGCGATTTCCTTTCGCGAAGCCTGCATGGAACAGACCGGAGGATCTCCGCTCATGCCAACCCTGGCCTCCCACTATCAAAAATCATTTTGCGAAGCAAATAAAACGTTTTGCGAAGCCGGAGGATAGGAACATGGCGGGGAAAAAAGAGGTCCTCCACAATTTCAAGAGTTGCGAGCAGTTCGCCGAGTGGCTGAACCGCTCCGTTGCGAACCTGGACCGGCAGAAATCCGAAGTCGTCCGCTGCTGCATCCTCCTTGCGCTTCCCACGATCTGCGCCAACCCCTCGCTCATCGATCACGTGAGGCTGGAGGATACCAAACAGGATCTCAACTGTCAGTAAAACTTTCGTAAGACGCGAAGCCCCGGCCGGTAAGACGGCGGTAAGACGAGGCGGAAGATGGCATACAGACAGATTTCAACGGCAACCTGGCAGGACCCGTGGTTCGAGCAGCTCAGCCCCAAGGCCAAGCTGCTTTTTCTTTACCTGTGGACGAACGACGTCTGCAACCAGGCCGGTCTGTTCCAGATCAGCCAAAGGCGCATCGAGTTCGAGGTTGGATTCAGGATCGACGATGTCATCGCCGAGCTGAAGGCGAAGGTCGAGTGGTTCCCGGTGGAGAACATCGTCTGGGTCAAAAATTTCTTCAAGTGGCAGTGCTGCAATTCGAGCTTTGTCCGGGCGGCGGTAGCGGGCCTTGGCAACATACCGAAATCAATCGTAGAAAAATTCATCACGCACAATTCCGAGTTGCTCAAAAAACACGGTGTCGACACCGAGGCAATGCTTGATTCACACGGTGCCGGCACCGTGTCCCCACCGTCCCCCCAGGGTGCCGACATCCTCCCTCCACCGTCTCCCCTGGGTGTCGACACCGTGGCCTCATCAGTAACAGTAACAGAAACAGAAACAGTAATAACCCCCCCTATAGTCCCCCCCTTTGGGGGTGACAGCAGGGTGTCCAGGAACGGTTTCGACGCTTTCTGGGACGCCTATCCGCGCAAGGTCGGCAAGCTCGCCGCCCAGAAAGCCTGGAAGAAACTCAAAACCCCCGCATCCATCCTGCCCAAGATTCTTGAGGCCATCGACCGGCAGAGGGCATCCCCGCAGTGGACCAAGGAGGGGGGCCAGTTCATCCCCCATCCGGCGACCTGGCTCAACCAGGGGCGTTGGGAGGACGACGTCACGGCCGGAGCGGAATCGGAAAGCGAGAAGGCGCTGCGGCTTCTGAGGGAGGAGCAAGGGTAATGCTCGACGAAAGACACTTTTCAGCTTTTGACGCCATGATGCACGAGCTGCACGCCTACTTCGGCAGCAGCTACAAGGCCGAACGCATCACGGCGATTTACCGGGACGTCTCGGAGATCGCCATCCCGGCCGAGGCCTTCCGGGAGATCGGAAAACGGCTGCGCCGCAGGCTCGAAACGACATCCGGGAACCTCGGCCTGCGGATCATCGAGGCCTGGGCGGAGACCGGAAAGGATTTTGCCAACGCCGTCGTCAAGGAGCCCTGCCGGCTTTGCAACTCGGCCGGCGTCTTTTCGGCCGGCAAGGCGAACGGGTTCGGCCAGACCGCCTGGCACACCTACCGCTGCGCCGGGTGCACCAACTGGCACGGGGTCTACGGGAAAGCCATCCCCGCCGCCTACCCGCTGCAGAAAATGAGCGAGGGCTTTGAGATCAGGACATTCCTGCCGGCCGGTTAAACGGCGCACCGGCGGCCGGAGCATTTCCCCTGCAGGCAGCAGCGCCGCGAGCGAGAAGGAGGAGGCGATCATGGACATCAGCAGGCCGGTCATCGAAAAGGCGATCCACATGGTGGGCGTGACACTTCGCAATTACACGGGGCCGATCAACGAGGCGTTCCTGCGTGCGGACGACGACCTGAGCGTGGGGTTGAAGCTAAACTTCAAACCCATCCGCTCCGGGATCCGGATCAAGGCGGAGATCAGCTTCATCGCCTCGAAGGTCAAGGACAGCATCGAGGACGAGATCTACCCGCAGACACAGATGACGATCGAATTCCCCAGGGCCGAGCCAGGCCGGCCGCAGACGCTTTGCGGGACCACGGAAGGGGCGCGGGTGCGGGCGCGCTGGTACCGGCACAGATAGGCCGGGATGCCGCGGCTGCGATCCGCCACGAGCGCCATGGACGCACGCAGGAGAGGTTGGCCGATGAATCCCCTGACCCCCTACGAGGAAGCCGAGCAGCGGGCCTTCTTCCGCTGGGTCGACTTCATCCAGGAGCAGATTCCGGTTTTCGAAACCATGTTCGCCATCCCGAACGGCGGCCACCGGAACCGGATCGTCGCGGCCAAGCTCAAGGGCCAGGGGGTGCGCCACGGGGTGGCGGACATCTTCTGGCCGCTGCCCGCAGGCCCCTACCACGGGCTTTTCATCGAGATGAAACGCGCCGACGGCGGCGGCAGGGTCTCCCCGGACCAGGAGCGCTTCATCGCCTCCGTGCGCCGCCTGGGCTACAAGGCCGTCGTCTGCCACGGCTGCGCGGCGGCCCAGGACGCCGCGCTCGAGTACTACGAGCTTTCCAGAACCGCAAAGGAGGGCCGGACCCCATGAAAACCGCATTGTCCCTCACCGATGCCGGGGAGATCCTCGAGCGGGTGATCATCGGCTACAAGCAGGACCGCGCGGCGCGGCTTTGCGCGGCGCCGCCGGTCTGCCGCCGCGGCAAGGGCGATTGCGGCCGGATGATGCCGATTTTGAAAAACCTGCGCATCAAGCCGAGCCGCCGGTCGAAAAACACGGACTACAGGATCCTGCAGCGCTGGATGGCGCACTTCGAGGAGCTGGGGATCCCCTACCTCGTGGTGCGAGAAAGCGAGGCGACGGTGAGCCTGTACAAAGAGCGCCGGGTGGCCGACGGGCCGCCCGATCTCTCCATCCGGCACTGAATTGCAAGAATACCCCTTGCGGGGGGCGGCCCGGATAAAAGAAAATATCGAGCATGAAGGGGAACCCGAAATGAGAGCGAAGGCGGTCAACTGGGATTTCATTCAGCCGCTCTACCGCGCCGGCGGTCTTTCGAACTACGAGATCGCCCGGCAGTACGAGCTCACCCACGCCAACCACGAGCACTGGAAGCCCACCGTCACCGAGGCCGCGATCCGCGACTACGCCAAGCGGCACCACTGGGCGAAGGACCTGACCGAACAGGTCAAGCAGCGCACCCAGGACAAGCTTCTTCGCGCAGAGCTTCGCGTTGCGAAGGGTGAGACGAACAGGGAGAGCGACGAGGACATCGTCGAGCAGGCCGCGGAGAACCGCGCGCAGGTGGTGGCCATCCAGCGGCGCGACCTGCAGGAGCTCGAGGCGATCGAGGCGGACATCATCCGGCGGATCAACGAGGACGAGACCCAGGTCCTGGTCGGCTGGTACGAGGGGGTGGCGAACGAACACCGCGTGAAGCTGGGCCTGCTCGAGCGCTGCCGGGCCTACCGCGAGCTTGTGACCGCGCGCACCCGGCGGATCGCGACCGCGCGCATCGCCTGGGGCCTGGACGAGAAGAAACAGCAAACCGAGACGCCGGGGGTCGATGTGTCGATCAACCTCGGCGGCAGGGAGGAGAACGCGCAATGATGGATCCATCCGAGGTGATCGCGCAGATCGAGGCCGGGGTGCTGAGCTTCAGGCAGCTCAAGGACATCGCCGAGAAGTTCAACGTCGAGGCGCCGGCCAACACCGGCAAGAAGGGGTTGAAAGAGCTCCTTCTGGCCGAGCTTGTGAAGGCCCATCCCACGGGCCCCGGGGCCGCCTCCTCCCCGGGGTCCGTCCCCGAGCCGGGTCCCGCACCTCCCCGGGACCCGGCTCCCTCCCTCAGGCCGGCGGAGCTCGTGCTCGACGAGGACGCGGATGTGGTGACCGTCTTCGGCCAGGAGGACGCGCGCACCGTGCTCACCCGGGGGCTGGGGGGCGTGAGGGGGGAGGCGGCGCGGCAGGTGGTGGCCAGGGTCAAGGACCTGGCGAAGTCCGAGGGCTACGTGGTCAGAAAAAGCCTGCGGCGCATCAGCCGCGAGCTTTACGGGCTTTGACCCCCGCGGGGGAAAGGAGAGGGGCCATGCTCAAGCACGTCAACGCCGATGAGCTTCACGGCATTCACGAGATCGCACGGGAGCTCAACCGGATCATCGACCAGGTAAACGCGATCGAGGACGGCACGGCGGGCGAACCTGAAACCGCGGTCAAGGTCGATCTTACCGGCGGCGGGAAGAAGGGCGCGAAAGGCGGGAAGCGCGGCGGATGAGCGAGCGAATCCGGATCACCTACGATGCGACCCCCACGGGGGCGCAATTCCACGCGGACGACGCTTTCGTTCGCGGGGTGATGGGGCCGGTGCGCTCGGGCAAGTCGACCATGATGTCGATCGAGGTCTTCCGCCGGGCCTGCGAGCAGGCGGCGCAGGCGGACGGGCTTCGCCGGACCCGCTGGGCGGTGATCAGGAACACATACCGCGAGCTCGAGGACACGACGCTGAAGACCTGGCTCATGTGGTTTCCGCCGGAGTACGGCTTCGGGCGGATGAACTTAAACTCCATGACCTACGGCCTCGAGTTCGGGGAGGTGCGCTCCGAGGTCCTGTTCCGGGCCCTGGACCGGCCGGACCACGTGCGAAAGCTCCTCTCCCTTGAGCTCACCGGCGCCTGGGTGAACGAGGCGCGCGAGATCCCCAAGGCGGTGATCGACGCGGTGGGCGACCGCGTGGGCCAATACCCGGCGAAGAAGGACGGTGGCTGCAGCTGGTGGGGGGTGATGATGGACACCAACCCCCCGGACGAGGATCACTGGTGGTACGCCCTGGCGGAGGTCGAGCGGCCGGAGGGCTGGAGGTTCTTCCGTCAGCCCGGGGGCCTGGTCGAGCGCGGGGGCGAGTTCGTCGCGAACCCGGCGGCCGAGAACCTGGAGAACCTCTCCGAGGGTGCGGACTACTACCTGAGGCGGCTTGCCGGCAAGGCCAAGGCCTACGTGCGCGTCTACTACTGCGGCCAGTACGGCTTCGTGATCGACGGCATGCCGGTTCACCCGGACTACGTGGACGCGATCCACTGCGCCGCCGAGCCGCTTGCCCCGATCAAGGGTATGCCGATCATCATCGGCCTGGACTTCGGCCTCACCCCGGCCGCGGCGCTCGTGCAGAAGCTGCTCTTCGGCCGCTACCGGATCATCGACGAGCTCACCGCGACCAACATGGGCGCCAAGCGCTTCGCCCGCGAGCTTCGGACCTACCTTGCCGAGAACTACCGCGGCTTCCGGTTTAGGATCGCGGGCGACCCAGCGGGGGATGAGCGCGCCCAGACCGACGAGGAGACCGTCTACCAGGTGCTCGCGGCCGAGGGGATCGAGGCCGAGCCGGTCTTCACCAACGACGTCACGATCCGCCGCGAGGCCCTGGCCGAGCCGCTGCGCCGCCTGGTGGACGGCAAGCCCGCCGTCGAGCTCTCCCCCAGGTGCCGCATGATCCGAAAGGGCCTGGCCGGGGGGTTCTGCTACCGGCGAAAGCTCGTCTCAGGCTCCCAGGAGCTCTACCACAGCGAGCCGGAGAAGAACCTCTACAGCCACCCGGTCGAGGCCCTGGAGTACGCCTTCATGGCGGCCGGCGAGGGCCACAAGGTGATCGAGCACGAGGACCACGGACGGCACTACCCCGAGCGCGCGGAGGTCGAATATGACGAGCTTGGCGCTTAGGGGCGAGCGGATCGACCCGGAGGACCCCCGCTGCGGGCGGGTGCTCGAGATGCTCTGGTATCGCATGATCGCGGAGGGCACGCTGAACGCCTTCTGCACGGTGCAGCCGCCCGAGTCCTGGGGGGTTCCCGGCTGGATGAAGAAGCTTGAGGGCGGCGCGCACGCGCTCTGGGTCGGCTTTCTCGGGGATGAGGTCTGCGGGTTTGCGATGGTCGAGGGGATAAGGCCGCGGCGGGCCCAGGCGCATTTCGTGACGTTTAGATCCTGCGGCCGGCACATCTTCCGGGCGGGCCGCTTCGCGGTGCGTTTTCTGATCGGCCACTACAACCTCGACTGCCTCTTCGGCCTGGTCCCGGAGACCAACCGGGCGGCGGTCAAATTCCTGGAGAGGATCGATGGAAAGAGGATCGGCGTGCTACCCGGCGGCAGCTATCTTCATGCTCTTGATCGTTCTGTCAACAGCGTCGTCATCGCCTGGACACGAAACGGAGGGACTCGGGATGAAGATCTATGAGCGTGTCGTCATCGACATGGAAAGCGGCCGGGTGCTCGAGGAGGAAAGCTTCGAGTACGCGGGGCCGATCGCGCGCTGCGACGGCGGCGGGGGCGGCGGTCCGGCCGGGGACAACCAGGGCGGGATGCTCGGCATCAGCGCCGCAAGCTCCGAGGCGACCGCCGGCATGGCGCATGGCATCGGCGGGATCGGCAAGGGATCGGACTTCTCCGGCGAGCCCGGCTTCGGCGCCGCCCCCGGGCCGATGGGGGCGGGGGAAGGCGGCGGGGCCGACGTGTCGCTCTCCGACGTGGCCCTCAGCGCCGCGAAGGGCATGATGACGGGCTTCTCGGCCCTGGGCCCGCCGGGTGCGATCATCGGCGGGCTGATCGGCGGGGCGGTCTCCGCCGGCCAGCAGGGCGCCTTCAGCGGCCTGGGGAGCCCTTCCGGCAGCGGGGGGGGACCATCCGGGGCGCCCGGCGGGGTGAGCGGCCCTGATGGCGGCCCCGGCATCGGCGACGGCCCGGGCACCGAGCCCGCGGTGGCGCGCTCGGTGCTCTCGCCAGCGCCGGCGGCCCCGACCAAAAAAGACGAAGGTGCCGCCTCGGTGATCCCAGAGGCGGCGGGCCCTGCGGCCGAGACCGAGGAGGAGGCCCAGCGGCGCCTGATGCGACAGCGCATGGGCTACTGGAGCACCCGCAAGACGGCCGGGCAGTTCGGACCGCTCGACGTCTTCACGCCCTCGCTTTTCAGGGCGGCCTGAACCCGGGAAGATCAGGAGCGTTTCATGGGACTTTCCGCCATCCCGATCATCGGAGATGTGATCCAGGGCGGGATCGAGATCATCAAAAAGCTCATCCCGGACCGTGACAAGCAGATCGAAGCCGAGTTCGCGCTGAAGACCATCGCGCTCGAGGCCGAGAACCGGCTGCGCGACCAGGAGCACGCCGAGAAGCTCGGGCAGATCGAGATCAACCGGCTCGAGGCCCAGAGCACCGACCCCTACGTGCGCCGCGCGCGGCCGACGACCCTTTGGATCTGCAACCTTGCCCTTGGCTACGTTTTCCTGGTCCACCCGCTGCTCTCCTGGGCGGCGGCGACCTGGCGGCCCGACCTGACCCCGCCGGCGCTGCCCGACGCCGAGTACCTGTTCATCGTCCTGGGGGCGCTGCTCGGCTTCGGGGGATTCAGGTCCTGGGAGAAGTGGAAGGGGGTGACCAAATGAAACCGACCCGCATCATCCTGCACTGCTCGGCGACCGAGGACGGGGCCACGGTCTCCTGGGGCGCGATCAGGCGCTACCACGTGGCGGAGCGCGGCTGGGCGGACATCGGCTACCACTTCGGGATCGAGCTTGTGGATAGCCGCTTCGAGATCCTGATGGGCCGGATTCCGGATGTGCCCGGCGCACATGCGCAGGGCCACAACGCGGACAGCATCGGGATCTGCTTTGTCGGCAACTTCGACCACCGCCCGGTGCCGCCCGAGCAGTGGCGCCTTGGCCTTGCCCTGACCCGCTGGCTGTGCGCGCTTCACCGGATCCCGCCCGAGCGGGTCTTCGGCCACCGGGAATTCCAGCCGGCGAAGACCTGCCCGGGGCTCATGTTCGCACTCGATCGCTTCCGGGCAGATCTGAGCGCCTAAAGGCGCTTCCTGCCATCCCCGGCGAGAACGGAGAGCCGCGATGAAAAGTGTCAAGGACATCCTGGACGAGCACGAGAAGCGCAAGTCGCTGCGGGCGGGCTTCGAGAGCATGTGGCAGCAGCTTCTGGAGCTCTACCTGCCGCGGCGCACCTCCATGTACGCCAAGGACTCCCAGGGGCGGGACCGGGCGAAGCGGATCTACGACTCGACCCCCGGCGTTGCGCTGCTAAGGCTCGCCGCGGTGCTGAACTCGATGCTCACCAACGAGCAGCTCAACTGGTTTCAGCTTGAGACCGACGACGAGGAACTGAACGAGCAGCCCGAGGTCAAGCGCTGGCTCGAGCACGACGCGGGCATCCTGCGCAAGTCCTTCGCCAACTCCAACTTCTACGCCCAGGCCCACGAGATGTACATCGACCTTGCGGGCCTGGGGACCGGGGTGGTCTTCATCGAGGAGAGCAACCGGGCGGAGCGGGACTTCTTTTTTTCCGCGCGCCACCTGCGCGAGTGCTACATCTCCCACTCCGACCAGGAGGTGATCGAGCACGTCAACCTCGCCCGCTCGATGACGGCGCGTCAGATCGTCGACCGCTGGAAGTTCAAGCGCAAGACCGGCCGCATCCCCGAGCAGGTGATAAAGGCCTACGAGCGCGACCCGGAGACCCCCTTCGACATCATCCAGTCCATCTTCCCCAACGAGGACTTCGACCCCAAGGCGATCGACCCGCTGAAGTTCGCCTTCCAGTGCGTCTGGATTTTCGTCGAGGGCAAATCCGAGATCGACCGCGGCGGGTACCACGAGTTTCCGCTGATCGTCGTCCCCTGGGCCAAGGCGGCCGGGGAGGACTACGGCCGGGGGCCGGGCTGGGACGCCCTGGCCGACACGAAAACCCTTTACGAGATGCGAAAGACCTCCCTTCGGGTGGCGCAGAAGATCGCCGACCCGCCGCTTCAGGTGCCCAAAAAAGGCTTTGTGGGCTCGATCAAGCTCACCCCCGGGGGCCTCAACTACTACGACCAGACGAGCAAGGCGCGGATCGAGCCGATTGCGATCGGGGCCAACTTCAACATCAGCCTCGAGATGATCCAGGACATGCGCGAGCGGATCCAGGACCATTTCTTCGTGAACCAGCTGCAGCTGATCGACGCGCGCGAGATGACGGCGGAAGAGGTGCGCGCCCGTGTCGCGGAAAACGCCCGGATCCTGGGGCCCACCTTCGGGCGGCTCAACTCCGAGTACCTGGAGCCCTTGATCGGCCGAAGCCTCGGGATACTTCGCCGGGGCGGGAAGCTCGCCGCGATCCCGGCCGCCGTGATCCAGGCCGCGAAAAGGACCGGCACCCAGCTGCGGGTGCGATTCGTCTCCCCGCTGGCCAAGGCCCAGGTGGCCAGCGAGGTGCAGGGGATCACCCACACGGCCGGGACCGCGATCGCCTGGGCCAAGGAGACCCAGGACCCGGAGGTGCTCGACAACCTGGACCTGGATGCGGGGATCCGCAAGATCGCGGAGCTCGACGGAGCACCGCCTGATTTTCTGCGCGATCCGAAGAAGGTCGCGGCCGTGCGGCAGCGGCGGGCGGCGATGCAGGCGGCCCTGGCGCGGCTTGAGGCGGCGCGCGAGGCGGCCGGCACGGCCAAGGATGCGGCAAGCGCGGGCCTTGACCTTCAGGCCATGGAGGAGGGGCGTGCCTGATGGACCGGGAAGATCTCGAGAGCCTGGAATCCATGAAGGAGATCGCCGGCTGCTTCGCCCGGATCTTCGAGAGCAGCGACGGGGAGCGGGCGATCGGGCACCTCAAGGCGCGCTTTTTCGTGAACGACACGACCCTTGCCTACAGCGAGCAGGGCCGGCTCGACGCCCAGGAGACCGCCGTGCGGGAAGGGCAGCGCTCCGTGGTGCTCTACATGATCGATCTGATGGATTTCGATTTTGCGGCGGCGAACAAGCTGATCGAGGGCCTGCGCCGGCAGCCCGCGGGCGAGGACGACGCCGGCGTTTAAAGCGAAACGAAAGGAGCAGGACCGATGTTTTTCTGGAGAATTCCACGGCTTTTTGCGAAGGATGGCGACGGTTCGGAAGGTGGTGGTGGCGGCGGCGGAGATGCTGGTGGCGGTGGCGGCGGCGATGAAGCGGCGGCCAGGGTTACGGCGGCGCGCGAGGCGGCCCGGGCGGCGGGCACCTTTCTCGTCTCCGACTGGCGCGAGGCGGTGCCAAAGGAATACGCCGGCCATGCTAGCCTTGCCGACATCAAGGACCTGGGCGCGATGGTGAAATCCTACGTGAACGCGCAGAAGCTGATCGGAGGCGAGCGGATCCCGCTGCCCAAGCCCGACGCCCCGGATGAAGAGTGGGCCGGGGTGTTCGCCAAGCTCGGGCGGCCCGAGACTCCCGACAAGTACGAGCTTGCGCGGGCGGAAGGGGCGCCGGAGGGGTTCGCCTACAACGAAGCCCTGGAGGCGGACTTCCGCACCGAGGCCCACAAGCTCGGGCTCTCCGCGAAGCAGGCCAAGGGGGTCTGGAACATGCTCCAGGCGAAGGCCCATGCTTCTTTCAACGATGTGGTAACGGCGAACACAACCCGGCTCTCAAAGGCGGTCGAGGGCCTCAAGGCCGAATGGGGGCAGGCTTTCCCGCAAAAGCTCAAACTCGCCCAGAGGGCCGTGGACGCGCTCGAGGTCCAGGGCGGGGTGAAGGGGCTAAACCGGTGGCTGAAAGAGTCAGGCGCTGGCCAGGAGCCCATCCTGCAGCGGGTTTTCGCGCTGATCGGCGAGCAGGCGGGCGAGGAGCGCCTGGGCCCGGGCGAGCGGCGCGACACCCTGACCCCGGCCGAGGCCGAGAGCAAGGTCAACTCGATCATGCAGGAAAAGACCAATCCGAAATACGAGGCTTACTGGAAAAAGCGGCACCCGGACCACAAGAAGGTGGTGGAGGAGGTGCAGGGGTTACTCAGGCACACTGGGGATTGAACAAACTGTAGCTTTTCATTTTTTGGTTCTGCGCAAATTTTTTGGCAAAACCACATCACATTAAAATTCTAAGATAAAACCGTCATCTCAGATAGTTCTCGGATAGAAGGAACTGTCAAATTTGCCTTTAACTGCAAGCCATTTTTGTATTGAAAATCGGGCAATGCTTGTCAAGAGATCATAGTTTGGAAGAAGGGTTTGAGGCGGCCCGAAGTCTTTGATTTCTATATCTCCTTGGAAAAATCGATTGTAAGAGAATGGCTCTTTGTGGGGTGGCTGTTTTCCCATGTGTATATAGTCCGATCTGTGCGCATATGAGCTCTCAAGAATTTGTCGAATTTCGCCGCTTGATAAATCTGACGGATATTTTTCAAACCATTGTCTCCGAGTAATGAAGTCGGTATCAGTTGTGGACCGCTTCTCTCCTATAAGCTCTGCAATATCTTGGAGTCGGTGTGGAACAATTTTCTCCCACACTTCAACTGGCGCGAACTCTTCTATAAACCTAACATACCTCTCTTTTAAATATTTTTCATTACCACGACAAGCTTTATATTCTTTAAATAATTGGTCAATGTCAGGGTCGTTCTTGGCTAACTCCTCCCATCTCTTCTCCTGCTCCGGTCTTCTCTTTACTTTATCCCTTGTGATCGCCTTCTGGGCGACCGCTTCTATGGCAGCGACAATTAGCAGATAGGCCAATCCAAAATCGTCTCTCTTATTTGCAAGAGATAAGTGGACAAGCCTCATCGACTGCATCGCGGTCTCGTAACAATCATAATCAACGGCCAGAAGCATTTCCGCTATTTTACCGATCTGCTCTTTGATAATATTTCGACGTTCGTGAGAAAGGTTAGGGAGAACGCAACCAGGGCCGGCAGTTAAAATTGGGTTAAGAATTGCGAGTTCGTTCAAATCATCACTGCTAAGATTTTTTTTTCTGCATAAATCCTCATCTCTGGGGGCCTTAAAGAGTTTCCCAGAACCAAATGAAAAGATAGCAGATAAAGCGATTGAAAACAGATGCCAATTGAAACGCCCAACCCAAGTTGGATTCTTAACATGACTGATAAACGCTGACTGAAAACCTGGGAGTTGAATTCGAATGGTAGGCGATAAGGAAAAGAATTCAAAATTCCATTCTTCGGGGATCTCAAAATTTGATAATAAGAAGGAGTTGCTTTCACACTCGATGACTCTACGGCCAGGGACGCGCGGATCTCTTCTAAACGCATCCATGCCTTCCCTAAAAAGAACGTGATCAGCGGTCACAGCTCGTGCCACAGTGTCGTCCTTATGCTGCTAATAAAGTTCCCAAATGGAACCGCTAAACACCTATACGCTGGGCTACGTAACACAAACGGATCACTACTTGCTTGATTGACATGATATGTCAGATCGTATCTCTTACGTTTGGAGACAGTCAATATTTTTATCGAAAGCACCAGCCGCTGCTTGGTGTTCCGCCACCCAAATTGAAAAATCCCCCCTTACTCAATACCGCAAGGGATTCAAAAAACTTCCAAATCCTTGGTGGTGGTGGAGGTGCAGGGGGTACTAAGGTTCACAGCGGATTGAAATATGCTCTCACCGTAGCGCTGGCTCAGAAAAACCAGCGTTTATGCGACTAAATCTTACAGCGAAATCGAATTCTGTTATTGGGATGCGGAAATTCAATCTTTATGGAGGTTGCCTTCACCATGCTATTGCGTTTATGAAGCAATCTCCCCCCCCACCGCTGCCGCCATTTCCGCCACCCCCTGGGCCGAGAGCACTCGCCTGTTGATACTTGATGGTGACGAAATCGATTCCGGTACCCTGCCCCAGGCTGCTCCCCGTCACGAAAATGTTCCCGGAGGCGTCCACCTTCAGCGCGGCTGCGGCGTCTGCGCCGCTGCCCGTCCCGTTGTAGCTGGCCGCCCACATCTGGTCGCCGTCTTTGTTGTACTTGAGAGTGGTGTATTCTGAACCGGTGCCGCCCCCGTCGCTGAACCCCGTCACATAGACATTGGCATCAGAATCGAGAGCCAGCGCCGAGGCCTGATTGTAACCGATGCCCATCGAGTAGCCCTCCACCCAGATCTGGTTGCCGCTGCGGTCGTACTTTATGATCACCATCCCGGAGCTGGGACCCAGGTAGCTGCCCCTTCCCGCCACGTAGGCGTTGCCGGAGGAGTCGACGGCGATCGAAAAGCCATTGTTTCGGCTAATCGCCGTCGTTCCAAGATAGTCGGCCGCCCAAATTTGTGTGCCGCCCGAGTCGTACTTGACCGTAGTCATGGCATCCCGGGTGCGATCATAGCTCCTCCAACCGGTCACATAGACGTTTCCCGCCGCGTCCAGCGCCAGGGCGTTGGACATTCCGGAGCCTTGGTAGTGAGAGACCCAGAGGGGGTTTCCGGCGACGTCGTACTTGAACGTGGAAAGGGCCGCGTTCACACCTCCACCAGCTATATGGCCCGTCACGTAGACGTTGCCCGAGGCATCAACGACGATGGCACTTGGCTCGCCGTATCCGCCAGTCGTGCGCGCTATCCATAGTTGGTTGCCAGCCGCATCGAATTTAATCGTAACAATGTCCGAACCCAGGTAGACGCCTACCCACCCGGTCACGTAAGCGTTGCCCTGATTGTCAACTGCCAGGGCTACGGCTTGTTTGCTGTTGCTGTCCGTTCCTCCGTAGGAGGCGGTCCACAGTTGGTTGCCGGCCGTGTTGTATTTGACCAGCTTGATTTCGGAAGGGCTCTGGTCTGACGGACTATTTGTCATGGCCACAAAGACGTTGCCTAAATCATCCGCGGCGATGCCCGCTACACCACCCGCGCCTGCCGCAACACTGTCCATCCAGAGCTCATTGCCCTCGGGGTCGTACTTCACAGTGACGATGTCGTTGTTCCAGCCGTCCAGCCCTGAGCTCCCCGCCACGTATGTGTTCCCGTTGGCGTCCTGCGCAATATGCTGACCATTGTCATCGACCGCACTGGTGGTGTCGTAAGTTGATCTCCAGATCCGACTGCCCGCCGCATTGTACTTGATCGTGGTAAAATCGGTCCTCGTGGTATCGCCTTCGGCCCCTCCTGTAACATATACGTTTCCCGACAAATCCACGGCCATTATGCTGCCCCCGTCTGCGTAAAGTATTTGTTGAAGCAGATCACCGGCGGCATCATACTTGAGCAAAATGGATTGGTCGTTGTCGCCTCCGAAGCTAAATCCGGCTATATGAGTATTCCCGGCCCCATCGAAAACCACCCCGTTGACCGCACTTGAGATCGCACCAGGGGCACGGTACCTTCTCACCCAGGCTATATTTCCAGAGGCATCGTACTTGATTGTCGCAATCTCCGGGCCTGATCGAGGGCCGGGTTCAAGATAGTAGCTGTTTCCAACCACATAGACGTTGCCTGCGCCATCCACCCCAACGAAATTTGCTTCGTCCAACCGGTGGTCTGGCCCATCGTATCGCACGGCCCAGAGCTGGGTCCCGGCCGAATCGTACTTAGCGGTGACAAAATCATAAACCGTACCTGTCCCTGCGCTTTCGCCCGCCACATAAACGTTTCCGGCAGCATCCACGGTTAACTGGTTGCCAATGCCTGCGCCGCCGCTCGGTCCGATGTAAGTGTTTTCCCAAAGCTGGCTGCCGTCGGCTCCGTACTTGATCGTGATCATGTCGCCTGCGCTGCTGCCGGTCACGTAGACCCTACCAGCGGCATCGATGAAGATGGCGTTGGGCTGGTCGAACCCGTTGCTCGGACTGCTGTATCGAGCGGTCCAGAGGAGATTCCCCCCGGGATCGTATTTGACGGTTACGACGTCGGAATCGCTCTCCATGGTCACATGGATGTTTCCTGAGGCGTCAAGGGCCATTCCCTTTGGCCGATCGTTCTTGTTGTCCGGACCGTTGTATCGGGCCACCCAACTCCGGTTGCCGGCGGCGTCGTACTTGATTAGAATCATGTCATAATAATTATCTGCCGCTTCCCGACTCTGGCCGGCCACATAGACGTTGCCGGCGGCATCCGCCGTAACGTACAAGCCGAAGTCAACGCTATTTCCCCCGTGGTTGTAGCTTGCCGCCCAAAGCTGATTTCCGGCGGCGTCGTATTTTACGGTTGTAACGTCGTTATTGGTTACCCCGCCCGAGCTGGTACCTGTCACATAAAGATTCCCCAATGCGTCCAAAGCAATCGCGTCGGCTGCATCGTTTCTGCTCGTCGTCCGGTTATATCGAGACACCCAGACTTCTGTCACGGGGTCTGCCGCGAGGAGGACCGGGCTCAAGCCAAGTACCGCCACAAGGATTACGGCGCCCCATTTCATTGTTTCTCTGACTGTTGCGCAATGGCAGCTCGTCCGCTTCGCCATAACCACCCCCCTTGGCTATCTCACACTGCAAGCTAATGGGAAATGAAATTGAGCTCTAAAACCAGTGGGCGTTGATCATCCCAGGTCAAATTGTGTTATGTCAGATGGTACTCCTGCAGGCCTGAAACAGTCAATGTATTTATCAAAAGCGGTGGCCGCTGCTTGGTGTAGCGCCACCCAAATTGAAAAAATACCCCTTTACTCCAGATCGCCGGCCTTTTATCATTACCCCAGCCTCAGCACCCCACCCACCGGGTAGCTCCTGCCTCAAGGGGTCCGGAAATCGGAAACGGTTTTCGGGTCCGCGACGTTTCGCGGGGAGCCCAAACGTGAAAATCAACTTTTTCACTTTGGAGGACACGCGAAATGTCGGATCAGATCTCAACCGCGCTCGTCAAGGGATTCAAGAAAAACTTCCAGCTCCTCGCCCAGCAGAAGTCCTCGCGGCTGCGCATGGCGGTGCGTGAGGAGGAGCTGACCGGAGAGGACGACTTCTTCGATCAGATCGGGGCCTCCGACGGGACGGACATCACCGACCGCCACGGGGACACGGTCTACGCTCAGACCCCGCACGCCCGGCGCAAGGTGTTCGCCCAGCCCTGGCAGTGGGGGGAGCTGATCGACAAGCCGGACAAGGTCCGGATGCTGGGCGATCCGCAGTCGACCTACGTCAAGGCCGCGGTCGCCTCCGCGGGCCGGCGGATCGACGATCACATCATCGGCGCCTTCTTCGGCTCGGCCTGGACCGGCAAGACCGGCACCACCGAAGTCACCTTCCCCGCGGCCAACGTGGTCCCGGTGAACCTCTCCGGGTCGAACGAGGGCCTCACCGTCAACAAGCTCATCCGCGCCAAGAGGATCCTCTGGGACTACGACGTCGACGAAGACGTGCCCTTTCACATCGCCGTCACCGGGACCCAGCTCGAGGATTTGCTCAAGACCACCCAGGTCACCTCCGCGGACTACAACTCGGTCAAGGCGCTGGTCAAAGGCGAGATCGACCAGTTCATGGGCTTCACCTTCCACCGGCTCGGCCCCAAGAGGCTTCTCAAGGACGGCTCGAACTACCGGCGGATCCCCGTCTGGGTCGAGGACGGGATGCTCCTGGGGGTTGCGATGGAGGTCATCGTCCGGATCGACGAGCTGCCCCAGAAGCGCTACTCCACCCAGATTTACGTGCAGCTCGACATGGGGGCGACCCGCATGGAGGAGGAGAAGGTCGTCGAGATCAAGTGCCTCGAAGCCTAATCCCCGATCACCCAAGGGCCGGGCACTGACCCGGCCCCCAAACCCAATTTTTTGGAGGGCTTCTGCCATGCCGACCGTCTACACCGACGTTGCCACCAAGGAAAACGCCCCGCACGTGGGCGAAGCGTTTCTGACCCCCCAGCGCCACCACGGCAAGGTGCGCTGCGTACAGGCCGCGATCACTCTCGCCGCGGCCGGGATCGGGGACATCATCAACGTCTGCAAGCTCAAGAAGGGCGACGAGGTGCTCTTCGACACGCTGATCGTAAACGCCGCACTCGGGGCCTCGACCACGCTTCAGCTCGGCGACAACGACCCGGCCGGGGCCGACGACGACCGCTACATCCCGGCCGCCTCGACCGCGACCGCCGGCGTGCTGCGCGCCGCCCAGGGGGCGATCGCGAACATGCCCTTTGCCGTCACCGGTGACTGCTGGCTCCAGGCCAAGGTCGGGGGGGCGGCCGCAACCGGGCTGGTCAAGTTTCAGGTCTTTATCGTCCGCGCCGGGGCCTAAACTGAAGTTCCAGAGTTGTCAAAAAACAACTTACTAATATGACTATAAAAGTCAGTAAATCGACAGGTGCCCTACTGGCTACAAAGCCAGCTTTACCCCGAGAAGACCAAGCGCATGTTGCTGT